ATGATATTTGTTACTGGAGATACCCATATCCCTAGAGATATAGAAAAACTAAATTTTGTGAATTATAAAAATTTAACCAAGGATGATTATGTTATTATTTGCGGAGATTTCGGTGCTATTTGGAATAACTCTAAACAAGAATTATATTGGAGAGAGTTGTTATCTAATAAGCCTTGGACTACTCTATTCTTAGATGGAAATCATGAAAATTTTGATTTATTATATCAATTCCCTGTAGAAGAATGGCATGGTGGTAAAGTCCATAAAATCAATAATAGTATATATCATCTTATGAGGGGACAGGTATTTAATATTAATGGACTAAAATTTTGGACTATGGGTGGAGCAACATCTACTGATAAAGAGAATAGACGAGAACATATTACATGGTGGAAAGAAGAAATTCCTGATTATAACGAAATGAGGGAAGGATTAGATAATCTTAAAAAACACAATAATAAAGTAGATTATATAGTAACTCATACTTGTTCGAGTTTAGTGTTAAAAAAGATAACTGAAATATTTGGATTTCAGCCTAAACCTGAGGAAGATTTAAATAAATATTTTGAAATAATGGAAGAAAATGTTGATTTTAAACATTGGTATTTTGGTCATTTGAATGAGGATATTGAAATAAATGCTAAACATACATTGTTATTTGAAAAAATAATAAAATTATAATTATAAAAATTTAGGGGGATTATATATGAATAAGAAAATAAATCTTTACGTAGATGATTTAAGAGATTGCCCTAAGGAATTCATAATTGCAAGAACAGTAGAAAAGGCAATATATTATTTAGAAAATTTTCATGTTGATATTTTATCCTTAGACCATGATTTAGGGGAAGATGCTGAAGGAAATTTATTATCTACAGGTTATGATTTGGTAAAGTATATTTGTGAAAATGGATTAAAAGCCAATCAAATTTATTTACATACAGATAATCCAGTAGGTAGGGATAACATGTATGAAACTTTAATAGGGGCAAGGAGAAGAGGGTTTATAGATAGTAATATTAAAATTTTTGATTATCCGATAGTTAAAAATAAATATCATGAAAAATAAAAATAAAAACTTTGTTTACAGATTTTATTTAAAAAGAGGTTGAGGGAGTTATTCCCTCTTAACAGTACCTCTTTTAGATAATTTATTAAATTAGTCAAATTTAAAATCATATTTCTCAAACATATCTAAAAATTTCATTTGCTGTTCTATTTCTTTGCTAATTAATCTATTTAATTCTTTTAACACTATTTCAAATATATTATTCTTTTTAAAATAGTTATATGTTTCTATATTTATATATAAGATAGCATCAAAATTTTTATAAGATTCTAAAGACACTTTTTCAATTATTTTTATTTTATTATCTTCATCTTTTAAATATAATGTTTCTAGCGTTTTTAGAGTATTAAAGAACTCAGAACTATTTTCTTCTAATCCTATTTTAACAAATATATCATCTTTACCAATAAAACTTTTATCTTCAAAGGCACAACTTAGTAAATCTATAGCATCCCAATCTAATACTCCTTGTGTACCTATTTCAAAATCATTATTAATTTTGAAGTTTGAAGCTTTTAAATTTGCAGCATTTATAAAACAAGTTATTAATAAATCGACATTTTCTTTTGTTAGCATTATAAATTCCTCCATTTTTTTATAATTTTATTGAATTACATTTAATAATATAGTATATTATCATATACGATCAAAAAAGTAAAATAACTTTAAAATACTCGCGATTCCTTATTAAATTGTTTTGAATTAGTCAAGTCCTTAATATAATAAAAAATAAATATTTTAAGATTTTGGTATAAAAAAATAGTACCAGAGCAATTTATGTTAATAGAAAATGCTTTATGATTTGTATTAGTTAAGGTGAAATAAAATTATATAATAATTATATAGAACATATGAGGTGTATTATGGGAATAAAAATTAATTTTAAAAATGAACTTGAGTTAATAATTTTAAATGATATTTTCAAAATTATAAAAAAAGAACTTAATGATAATGTGAATAATTGTAAGATTGCATATAATTATAATTATTTGCTAAATAGCTTTATAAAGAAACAAATATTAGAAACATTTGATAAAATATTTAATACATCAATTTTAATAGAAGATAAACCTACACGATGGATTATAACTATGATTCAGCATAGAACAACAAATGAAATGACGTTTGAAATAATAAATTTGCAATATTTGAAAGAAAACTTTTTTATTGATAGATTAATTAAAGAAGACTAGAATTAATTTCCTAGTCTTTTAAATATAATATATAAGCAAAATTTTATAAATTGAAAATACTTTTAAGAAATATAATATAAAAATATTGAATTTGATTTAATTTTATGATACAATATATTTGTAAGGAAAAACAGAAGGGGTTGTTTTAAAATGAAAGGTATATATGTAATTGAATTCAGCAAAGATAAAAAATCAGTTTTATTAGATGCAGGATGGTTAAATGAACATGATATAAATAAAAGTGAGGCAGGATTTTTAAATTACATAATACCTCAACAATATCCTAATTCTGTACTTGGAGGATGGATGGTATTAAAACTAGATAATATAATGGAATATTTTAATACATCTAAAGCAACAGTATCCAAGTGGTTAAAGAAATTAGAAAAAGAAAACATTCTTATACATGAGGATTTTAGAAGTCCACTATGGAAGATCAATAAAGATGTTATAGAAGTAAAAAAGTTTTACAAGGACTAATTTTATAGTCCTTATATATTACAATCTTATTTACTTTTAGTAAATTAAAAACATTAAAAGTTAATAAAAGGGTGGGATGTTTATGGAATGGAAGACTGGTATTCTTAGCTTTCAAGAAATTAAGGAATTAATAGAAAGGAAAAATCCAGAAGATTATGCTACGTTAATATTACCAGCAACTAAAGAAGACGAAAAATATAGGGTAGTAGATTAAAAAAATAATTGATTTTACAAATAGGAGGGATAAAGAATGATAAAAACTACATTAGAAGAAATAGAAAACAAAAGAGAGGATAAATTAGGACACCTAACTAAATTTTTAAAATCTGATGGAATATCTTTAATTAATAATGATATTGTTACAATGAACAAGCATGAAGTGCTGGAAACAGAAGACAGTATAATAGTTGTAGGAGATGCAGTTGTAGGAGAATTAGAAGAATTTATAGAGGGTTATAGCTTGAAGATTAGCAAGTTTGGATTATTAGACTGGAAAGAAGATTGGTTCTCTGGAGCTATTAACTTACATTATATAAATTCAAATGAACAATTGATATTAGAAGGTGAAAGATATGTGTAGGGTTATTAATTTAGCAGATCATAAAAATAAAAGGGATAAGGATATACAAGAATTAATAAGAATAGTAAAAAGTTATCCATTTGATGATAAAGAATTAGAAGAAGAAAGAAATTACTACTTAAAACAATATTTGCAGAGAATCAATTCTTAAAACATATTAATAAATATTTTAGATATTTTGGAAACCTCTGTATAAAATTTCCTCGATTTGCTTGACAGTAAAACAAAAATAGCGTATTATATAAAATATAAGCTTAACAATTAAACAAAGGATGTGTTTTATTTGATAGGATTGGAATATATTTTAAGTTTATATAATCTTACGCAACAGGAACTGGCTGAGGAATTAGGTATAAAGAAACAAAACATAAACCAGTGGTTTAAAGGTAGTAGAAAAATACCTAAAAAATATTTAAGTCATTTAAATGAAAAGTTTAAAATTCCTATTGATTATTTTAATATGGAAATTAAAAAAAGTGATGAATTAAAGATTAAAATAATAAAATTGAAGAATGAAAACCCTCCTAAAAAAGTTACTAGAGTTTTTGATACTGCTGAAGAGGGGAAACTTGAAATTGAAGAAGAAGTTTATGAAAAATCTATTGAAAAAGAGATTATTTTATTAAATATAGAAATCAAAAGACAAGAACTTTTGGAAATAATTTATAAAATGATTAACTTTAATTATAATAATGAAATAGATGATATTGAAGAATATGTTGAAGAAAATAGAAAAATAATAAGTGTATTTGATTATATAACAGCTATCTTAGAAAGTAAAAAAGTAGAATCAGACTTCTTGTTGGAAATTCTTAATGCAGTAGTATTATCATTTGAAATTGAGGAAGGATTTGATATAAGACCATTTGTAAGACATTTAGAAATGATTTTTCAATGCTATGAATTTGACAAACATTTAAATTATTGCGTAAAAAAACATAATGAATAGAGTGTTTTAAAAGAACACTCTTGATATAAATATTATTCCAATCATGCAGAAAATGAAATAAACACAAATAAACCACTCCAATATTAGGAAGTAGTTATATAAATACATTTATTGAATTGTTTTAACAAAATACACTAAAATATAACCGAATTTCCAGATTGAGGTTATATGCAAAAAGTGTTAATATTAAATATACAGCTTTAAAATTAAATATTTGCAAAGGGGACAAGTCCGCCTAATTTGTTCCCTAGCACATTCTTTGTATTTTATTATGTGTTATTACTTTATTTTTGTTGTGTTACCATTTGTTTTACCAAATAATGTCTGAAAAGTTTAGCTTAATGCATATTAAGCTAAGTTTTTATGTCTACTGGTATTATATCAGATACATTTATTAAGTTCAATAGATTTGACTAAATTTAATTAATAAAACAAAGATTTTATTAAGATTAGAGGATGATGATTTTATGAATATTGAAAAACTAAGAGAAGAATTTAGAAAAGAAATGGATAAGGTTAAAAATGGTGGAGAAATTACAGAAAAATTTGAGCAGCTAAGAAAAGAATTAGGAGATTCAGAAATAAAAGAGTATGGACAAGCAAGTAAAGAAGAAATACCTTTTTAAAATTAACTATAAATAAAAATATTAAAATAATGGAGGAATGTAAAAATGATAAATAAAGAAAAATATGAGGAATTAATAAGTTTAGGGAAAAAATTAATAGATGAACATAGGGAAGATATAGCGGTTTGTATAAGACAAGATGGAAGTATATATGATACTTCCAATGATTCTACTAAGGAAATATATTATGGAGATGCTATTGTGGTTTATACGGTAGATAATACAACAACTATGGAAAATATTAAGCAGCAAATTGAACAAGCAGGTAATATTACAAAAGAGGATTTTATAACAGACCAAGAACGAGATAAATTAATAGAAAAAGAGAATTATGAGTATGCAAAAAAGTATGGGAAAATTTGTCCTGATTGTGGAAGTATAGCTATAAATGAATTTCCAAACAATGCAGGAGTTATGGAAGAATGTAGTTGGCATTGTGAAAAATGTGGATGGGAAGAAGAATAAAACATAAATAAAGAACATTAGGGGAGTTATTCCCCTTTTGTATAATTAGGAGTATATAAAATTTTAAGGGGGATATAAATATGAAACCATTAGAAATTAAATTGAACAGGGAATTTACGAAATTACAAGAAGAATTAGAAGATTATTGGTTTGATGAAGGTAATGATAAAATAAGTAATTTTGTTGATAAGATTGCTAGAGAAAATTTATTTAAAATACAAAATATAAGGCAAGAGATTGAAAAAGTATGTAAAAGTCAAAATTTTACAATTAAAAAATGTAATGAATTAATATATGAATTTTCATATATAGTAAATGAATTTGGGAAATACTTGAGTAGGGATAATTCTAAAGGATTTACAAAAGACTTAATTGAAAGCACTATGGGAGAAAGTAAAAGTATAATTGACGAAATAAAAATATTGATAGCAACAACTTATTATGCTAATTTACAAAAATTAGCTAACAAGATGGATTGTAGGACTTATCAGACAATAGGAAGAATAACTTTTATTTTAAATACTGTTACGGATGAAATTATGAATCCATATAAAAAACTTATAAATGATGAAATAAATAGGGTAGAAAACATTCTACATGATAAAGCTTATGAAATTGAGAAAATAGAAACAAAAAACAAAGATAATAAAAGTAATGTTAAAAAAATATTTGACTATAAGAAAATGGATAGATTAATAAAGGACTATGGATTTGAGGAAGTAAGACAAAGTGGAGATCATAAAATTTATAGTAATGGAGAAAAAAGCATTCCAGTACCACAACATGAGCTAGAAAAAGGTTTAAGTTTTAAAATCCAAAAACAAATTAGTTAAATATAGATATGGTGAGTATAAAATAATTAAAATGGGGGATTGAGTATGAAATATATCAAAAGAACATCTAAGAAATTAAGACAGGAATTATTAAATAAAGCTTTAAGGGAAGAATTAGAATTTTTAAGGAAGAGGTGTTTTCTTTATAAGAGAAGAAAATTTTTATTAGTTCCAATAGAAATAAGAGAAAAAATATTTGATGATTATCGCATAGAAGGAATGTACACAAAAGTAGAAAAAGATAAATATAATTATACACATTTAATAGAAATTAAAAAACCTATATTATGGGGATGTCATAAGATGCCTATGAAATATTATAGAAAACAATGTTATGAAGAATTAAGAGAAGTTATAAGACACGAATTAGTACATGCCTTTATAGAAGAAAGGTATGAAAATATTTTTCCGAATTTAAAAGATAAAACTCAAGATGCTAGTCCAATATTTCTAATTTTATTAAACTGGGTTTTTGGGAGAAGTGGTCATGAATGTGCTTATAAATTTGAAACAACAGAAGAATTTAAAAACATAGATAATTTCATGACATTTGAAGAATTAGATAATTATATAATAGAAAAACTTAATGACTATAATATAAAAATTGAAAAGTTAAAAGAATTTAGCAATAAAGATAGTTTTAATAAAGGTGAAGTTAAAAAATTGATAACTATAACAAATAAATTTAAATTTAGTGCTAGAAAAGTTGGGTTTAATAAACTTCTAGAATATAGTTGGGAAGATGTTATGCTAGATCATTGTAATAATTATAGAAAAATACATAATATAAATAGAACTTGGGAGATTGGTTGCAATGTAACATCAGATAAAATACCACATTTATATAATCGTAAGCAAAATTGTAATCCACAATATTATAATAATAAAAAGCAATTAATAACGATAAACAATAACATAAATGATTTGAAAAAGATTACAGCAGAGGACATAAAAACTATTATTTTAAAAGATGAAAAGAATATTTAAAAACAATAGTAAAAAAATCAAAAATATCAAAAGGAAGGTGTTTATGTGAATGTAAAAGATAAGGATTTTAAAGATTTAACAGAAGAATGGACAGGTAAATCAACTAAAACGAATATGTATAAAAACAAAGAATTAACTAAAAATGGGAAAGGAATTGATTATACACAATTTATACAGCTAAGATTTCAATCAATCAATGGAAAGCATATAGCGGATATCTACGGAATAGATGGGTGGTATTTATTGTGGAACTTAATGTGTCAGGCTAAAAGTAATCAAACAATGTTTTTGGAAACAACAATAAACACAATTTATCTAAAAATAAATAAGAAGATAACAACAGATAACATAAAAAAATATTTAGTTAAATTTAATCAAGAAGGAATTCTAAAATTAAATAAAGTTAAAGGAATGAACGTAAACACACCAATTCAAATATTTATTGTTTATAACAACAATGAGCATTATCCATTTAAAAATGGTAAATGGACAGGTTATAGAGCTCTACCCATTGGTTTTATAGAAACTGTACTCAATAATGTTTCATCAGAAGAATGGGCAGTATTTACAGTATTATGTGTTAGATATAGGTATTGGCAGACAAAACCTAGTCAAGATGCGATGGGAAACATATACTATAAATTATTTTTGGAACATTATTCATTTCCAACATTAGAACAGATAGGGGAAAGCATAGGAAGAAAAAAATCACAAGTTGGAAAGTACATAGATAAATTGGCAAAAAACAATTTAGGGATTATCAAAGTATATACTTCAGATAAAACAGAAATGACATCATTGTATGATAAGGATGGAAAATTTATTGGAAATAAAAGAAAGAACTACATATATTACATATCACTTTTTGAGAGAGTGGAATACATATATCAGCATATAATTAAAATTGATAAAAGTGATAAAAAACAAAAAAACTACAACTCAGCACATTTCGATGATATAGCAGCAAGTCATAAACACATTTACTTAACAGATGCAGATTACTTTACCCATTATTTTCAAAATTATTTAAACGAATATAAGAAAGCTTTAGATAAGAAAGATTTTGAATTATATAAACAGATTGAAACGAAATGTGAACATGAAAATGGAATTACTAATATACCTCTAACAGTAAAAGAAACAATAGAAAATGAGAATGTAGTAAAAGTAAATTTTGGGTAAAAATCAACTGAAAAACCATGTAACCGTTGGTATGACTAGCTTGTGTTTTGTATGATTTTGAGCCAAAAATCCCTTAAAATAATACCTGTTTGTATGATTTTGAGCCAAAAATTCCTTAAAAAGTTAAAAATGTTTTCCGATTTTAAGGAAAAAATGCCCTGAAATCGGACGTATATACATATAATTCTAATAATATATACATATAAATCTACAAATAAAAACATATAAATCTACGACTTTACGATTTAAAAACCGAAAAATAAATTTTTCTCTTTTTAAATTCGTTTATGTGATATTGCTTTTTCTTATTCATTAATTTCTTATTTCTAAAATTCAATTATAAATGGAGGTGTTAATATGACAATTAAAAAAATATTTAAACGCGAAATTGCTTTAGAACTAATAAGTATGGGGCATCAATTAATTTATACAGAGCCAAATAGGAATATTAAAGATTTTGTTGTTTTCTGTTTTGAAGAAGATAATAAATTGCTTAATGATTTAACTAAATTGACTCACTAGAGTTTATCCTTTTAAAAGGGTAGCTAGTAATTCTAACAAATCATAAAAAATCAAAAGGGGTGTTTATGTTATATGAGAAATAGAAATGTAATGATTTTAAATGTACAAGCTAAAGATGTTATAGATGGAGGATATATAGTAGATAAAACAATTAAAAAAGACATAGATAAATTATATGAGGAAGAAAAGAGAATATTTAGTAAATATAAAGGTAGTATGGATTATAGCTTATTAACTATATATTTACAAGAAAATCATAAGAAATTTATTAAATTTGATAAGAAAAAATATAGATATTACAGCAATGATATGATTACAGTAAATTTTGATTATAGCTACGAAAGTGAAGGATTAAAAAATGATGAAAGATATAAAACTAATATTAAAAATTTAGATATATTAAAAATAGAAAAATTACCTTATAAGAAACAAAAAAATAGTATTAAAAGCAAAATTAGAAGATTAAAGAAAAAAGAAAAAATAGACGTTGAAAAGATAAATGAGTTAAAAATAAAATTGACTAAAGTAAATAATAAAATAGATGAATTTAAAGAAAAAATTAAACATATAGAAGAAATGATAGAAATTATTAAAATTAATTATAATACAAACACACAACAACTAAGAGAAAAGCTATATACAAATGGATTCACACTAAATGTAAATGGTGTAGAGACTAAATACATAAGACTTTATAGAAGTAGTGGGAGTGCTAGAAATGGAAAAGTGAATTTTGTAAATGAAAAATATTACAATGATATTATAGAATACTGTATGGCAGGAATTGAATATAAAGAAAAGAATAATTTAGATTTACCAAGTATAGAAGCTTATATATCCTTAATAGCTACAAGTATTACAGATACATTTGAATTAAGTCCTAAAAATGTGTTGCTGATTGATGATATAGAAAGTACATTTAAAGATACAGTTATGGCTACAGAATTAATAAATGAAAAGTATGATGATAAAGGAAATATTATTAGTGGAGATTTACATACAGATGTGGCAGCAAAAGAAATAACTAATAAATTGAGTGACGGTGAAGCTTTATTAGATAATGAAATTTTTGTTAATAGTTGTAATGGAGATAAAGCTATCATGCAATTAAGAAATAGATTTTATAAAGGAATCGGTATTAATACGAATATACAACAATTCTTTGAAGATAATAATATTACAGATATTAAACAATTAAACGGACAAACATTAGCTACAGATATAAGGGATATAAAACTTATTACTACTAAATCATCTATAAAATATTTGAAAGATAAAACTAAAACATTTGAAGATTGGTGTGAAATAGCTTTAGATACATGGGGAATATGTAAGACAGATAAAGGACAGCATCATAATTTTAATAACATGGCTAGTACACATTATCAGTTACTTAATACACTAGGACTTACATATTTAGAAGTGAAACAATTCTTACAACCAACTAAGGATTATATTGTTTTATTAAAGAATGATGTATCTGTATTCAAGTTACATCTGGGGTTATTGAAAGATGGAACATTAAAGGAAATATTTGAAAGTGAAATTGATGATGATATAGATACAGAAGAGTTAGAAGATTTTGCAAGTAATTCAGAATTTGTTTTGAATATGTTAAAAATCAATGAAGATTTTATCAATACAACAATATGTAAGAAATTTAGAGAAGAAATAATTAACAATTATATCAAGAATGTTAAAAAAGGACATGTATTAGTAGACGGTACATATTCAGTAGTTGTTAATAATCCGTATGAATATTTATTAGCTTCAATAAATCAGTTTGATGATGTTTCTGAAACGTTGCAACCTAACGAATGTTATTGTAAGAAATATGATGTAGATGAAGATATATTAGCTGTAAGAAGTCCTCAACCAACTATGTCAAATGTTACAGTTATGAAAAATAAGTCAAATAAATTAATTGATAAATACTTTAATCCTACAGACAATGTAATTTTTATTAGCAGTATAGATTGGAATATTATGGAACTTGAATCATCTATGGATTTTGATGGAGACGCTTGCCTTATCACAAACAATAAAATATTGTGTGAAAAATGTAAGGGATTAAATGAAGATATAACTGTAAATGGTAAAACCATTAAAAGATTTTTGGTAAGTACAGATTTTACACCAAAAACAAAAATAGATAGAAGTTACAGTCCAAAAGATTTAGCTGATACAGATATTAAATGTAGTGAAGGTAAAATAGGAGAAGTTATTAATCTAGTACAAATGTTAAATAGTGTTTATTGGAATAAGAAATATAAGGGAGCAACAGAAAAAGAATTATTGGAACTGTATAAGGATATAAGTAATCTAAATGTATTAAGTTGTATTGTTATAGATTCAGCCAAAAAATCTAGTCCAGTAAATGTTAAATGCGAATTAGATAAAATAAGAGCTAAAGGTCATTTACTAGAAAAAACTAGACCATTTTTCTTTAAATATCTTGATGGCGGGAAAGATTATAAGTGGAAAAAATATCATACTGGAATGGACTATTTAGTTACAATTATGAACAAAATTGATAGAAAACTAGAAAATGACAAAACTATAGATTTAAAAAGCATACTAGTCAAACAAAAAATGAATGAAGCTGATAGAAAGAAAATATCTAAATTTACGGAATTGGTAACTCAAGAACAATATGAAATAGCCAAAATATATCAAAACGATGAATTGGAAAATAAAGAAAAATATAAACAAGTACAAGAAGTCAAAGCTGATTTCAAAGAAAAATTTAATAAAACTACATTAAATAAAGTAACTATATATGTAATCATTAAAAGATTAGGAAAAGCTATAAAAGTTTTAGATAACAATAGAAAAATATTAAATAAACAAACCAAAGATTTAAAAAAAGTTCATAGATATGATGAAATTAAAGAATTAAAAGAACAATTCAATATAGATAATAAAAAACATATACAATATGTTAGGATTGGAAGAGGGATGTTAAGACATTTGTATGAATTGGATTCTGTATTATTTTTAAGTTGTTTTATTGTAAAATCTAATACAAATACAATATATAGAAGTGAAAATGGTGATATAGATATATATGGAATTAAGTATCAAAGACTAGGATAAAAATATTGAAAAAAATGCACGACCTATTTTCTGTGGACAAGTAATGTCAATAAGTACAGAGGTTTTATTTTCACTCTATATGGGAGGGAATAACTCTTCTAATCTGAATAGATTTAAAACTAAGTTATGACTATAAATCTAAAAGTTATAAGACAGAGAAATATGTGGTGAGGTGAGAAGTAACCACATTTATAATTTTTTTATTTAAAAATATTTATAAAACCCCCTTTATTATAACATATATTTATAGGGTGAGCAATACTTTTACGAAGATAATTTAAATAAAATGGAGGATGATAATATGTTAAGAAAATTTACAAACAAGGAATTAAGTGAAATTGAAGAAATTCAATATGCTAAAAAGGTTTTAAATGAAGAGGGAGCTTATTCTTATCAAAATGAAAAGTATGTTTATTTTTACAACAATAACAAAGAATTGATTAGGATTGATAATAATTTAGAAAGTAAAATGGAAAATTATTATGAGTTAAACGAATTTATGAAGGAAATATATGAAAAAACATATAAAGAATATAAATCAAAAAAGATGGAGGATGATGTTATGATAATGTTAGAAAAAGTTTACAAAGAAATAAAAAGAAAGAAAGGTTTACAAACAAACACAACATTAACAGAAGATATGATTAATGCTACGAAATTATTAAAAGATTCATTTAAAAAAATAAATGAGGAATGTAATATAACAATGGGAGAAAGCAAAGAGTTAGAAAGTACACTAAAGAAATTTAATAATGATGAGTGTGGAGGTGGCTTTATTTATTTTCTACATGAACAAAATAATGAAGAAGTATTAATACAATTAGATTTAGTGGATTATTCTAGTTGCATAGTTTGTAAAGTAGAAGAAATAGAGGATTTTCAATTTATAAAAGAAGAAGATGGGATATATTTAAAATTACATGAAAAATATGAAGGAATAGATCATGTTTGGATTGATGAGATGGGTGTGCAGATGTAAGTAATTTAAAGTTCTAACAAAGAAGTAATAAATATATTGGAGGAGATAATATGGATAATAATAAAATGTATGAAGCTATTGTAGAGGTAAACACAAAAGGAAGTTTACAAGAACAGGCAAAAAAATTATATGATGAGGAAAAATTATATAAAAAATTAATAGATACATATAATAAAGAAATGCAAGAAATTGATGATGATGAATTATTAACAGATTTATATTTAATGCGAAAGAAATATAAAATTAGACTAGATCATACTAAAAATGAAATGTGCTATTTGAACAAAAGAATAATAGATACTTTAGATGTAATAGAAAAATATGTAGATGTAGATATGTTTTGCAAATTATTTGAAATTGAAGAATATGACGAAGAAGATGATTATTACGGAAATATTTTAGGTAGTACAAGTAAGATTGGATATGTATGTAGAACAGGACTTATATATAATGAAAAATTAGCAAAAGAAATTATAGAAGAAGATAGGACGATGTAAATACTAAAAAAGGATATTATAATAGTGTCTTTTTTTATTTTTAAAAATATGAATACAATAAATCCTAATTATACTATAACATATATTGAAAGTAAATACAATAGAAAATTAAAAATTTTATACATATAAGTGAAAGAGATATAGGAAAAATTCTATATCTTTTTTTGATTTTTGGGGACGATTTTTTTAAAACGGATTAATAAGTACTTAGAAAATTAAATTTATGATAAGAAAAGGGGAATGGAACTATGGGAAGAAGATTAATAAGAATTAAAACAATAAACGTTTGCGGAGTATACGGAATTTATTATATAGAGAATAATAATAAGATTTATATATATGTAGGAAGTTCTAAGGAATGTAACGATTCTTATAGCCGACATAAGCATTTTTTAGAGAAAGATAAGTATAAAAATACTAACAAAAGGCAAATGCAAGAAATATTTAATAAGGAAGATTTATATTTTACTATATTAGAAGAATGCAATGAAGAAGATAGATTAGAAATAGAAACTAAATATATAAATTTATATAAAGATACTATAGTGAATAAAGAACAACATGGTAAAAGCAGAAGAAGTAAACCTACTATAGAGGAAACAGAACGTAGAAGAAAATCTAATATAGGAACTAGAAATCCAAATTGTAAGTATGATTTAGATACTATTTTAGAAATTAAACAGATGATAGAGATGGGGTTAAGCAATATAGAAATAAGTAAAAAAACTGGTATTAATCGAAATTATATTAGTCAAATACGAACAGGACAAAAGTGGAGTTGTATAAATATATTACCAATATAAAATATATGATTGAGCTGTAGATTTAAAAAAATTTCTACAGCTTTTTTATTAAATTAATGAAAGGGGAAATACGTATGGAAGAAAGAAATGAGATAGCTTTGATTAATAGGGGAAAGATTAGTTGGCTTTATTATCATGATGTTTTTGAAAAAAGAATTGATCTGATAAATAGACATGGTCAAGATTTATTTGCATTTATATTTGAAAATAATGAGACACTACATGAATTATTATTAGAATTTGATGAGCATACAGATCTGAAGAAATATAACAACTGTTTCAAACATGTTGCGTTAGCTATAAAGAAAAAGAAAATGGAGGAAGTATAAATGGAAGATGTTGTGAAAGATAATATATTAATAAACGGAAGAATCGGAGAACTTGAATATAATATATTTGAAAAAGATATAGATAATTTGATTAAAAAATATGGAAGTGCATTTGTAACTAGAGAACTAATTGAAAAGACCTGTAAAGGTATGGGTTTAGAACAGGTAGTTACAGAGTTGAATAATTAAAATAAATAATAGTATTGGAGGATATAAGTATGTTATTTAAAAATTTCACTGATAATGAATTAAAAGAAATAAAAATGGCGTGTAAGGAATTACAACAAACTGTAAAAAGAATACGAGGAGAAAAAGGTAATAAAGAATCGAAGGAAAAAGCGATAGAGAAACAAAAAAGAGAAGATATAGATTTAAAAGAATTATTAGATGAAGCACAGAAGATTTATAATGTAAATAATATAGAATTTCAGTATTTACTTAAGATGTATATAGATAATATAGAAGATAATAGAAAAAACATATGTGAAAAGTGTGATGAAGTTATATCTGAATGTAGAAAATATAGGTAAAAATTATAAATATTGAAGGAAAACTTGTCTAAATGTAGAATATTGGATGTTATAGAGTATTTTATATTTGGAGAGATAAGATTAATGGCAGGTATATTTGAAGAATGGCATAATGCTAGTTTATTATATTTTATAAAAGAAAATAAAAAAGTTACTATAGAACAAATAAAAGAAGAATTCCCTGTCAATGAAGAAGTTGTAAATTTAAATAATTTAGTAGAGGATGATTTGAAACAATTACTTGGCATGGGAAAGATAAAATTTGAAGAAGGTTATTATAGTGTGATTGAGCATTAGGAGCATCTAAAAAATAGATATTAAACTATATACTTTGGAGGATGATTGGCATGGAAGAAAAAAGGATATGTCCCAAATGTACAGGAACTATGCTAAAGGGAATACATGAAGATTGTAAAACAGTTTTTGAGCCTATGGGATCAGGAAAAGTAGTAGATATTTATAAATACGTTTGTTTAAGTTGTGGATTTGTAGAGGAATATGCTGATATTGAAAAGTTCAACAAAGAATAAAAATAGAGATTATTAATAGTTTAAAGAGTCATACCAATGTGGCTCTTTTTATTTTTACAAATTATTATTTATTTATATAAAATATGGTATAATTAGATAAGAAATTTGTAAAGGGGATGGGAGTATGGAAAAGGTTGTGGATGTAAAAAAAAGATATTCAAGAGAATTAGAAGACATTGATTATATTTTAAGAAATTTAGAAAATGGTAGATATTATGAAAATACAAAAGCTAAAATGGATGGATATTTAGCAACTAATGTATCCGATATAAGAAAAAAAGTCGATGACTTAATAAATAAAATAGAATATAATAAAGATTCTATAGATGAACAATTAATGAAAGAATTAGCTAAAGTACAGAATAGATAATAAATATAATATAAAATTTTGGGGGTATTATGGATAATTTTACAAACACATTTAATATAATTTCAGGTGTATGTTCTATAATTTCATTATTTATAGGAATATTTGTAGCAAACAAGGTTACAAAAATTTATAATAGCAATAAAATTGGTGATATTAAAGATATTGAACAAAATTCAGAAGGAAGTAATTCTCCTAATATTATTTCAGGGCGAGATACACATAAATAATTATAATATGGGGGAATTTTTATGTTTCAAAGAAGTATGGGTAGCTATTCACCTAACATAAAGTCAGAAAGAGATACATATAGTAATTGTTCTTTTTTTGGAGCAGGGGACATACCAATAAATATAGATGCTAACGAAATAAAAAAGTTGATAGATATATTTTTTCAAGCAAGAGAGGAATTCAAGAATGTAATAAAAAGAAGACTTACTGATTCCCAAATAAAGGAAGAGGAAAACAAAGAAATAAAAAGGACTAATATAGAGTTAAAAAATAAAATAAATAATATATCACAAGATTATTATAAAAATGTTATTAGATGTAGAATACCTTATTTTAATGAAATTAAAGATTATTTGGGCGATTCTGAAAATGAGAATGAAAATGAAAGGTATATTTATATATCAGAAACGATAAATGAATCTTTAATTGCTTACAAAAAAGAATTTCCTGAGTTTGATAAAGCTCTAGATTATCTTATAAAAAAATCAATTGAGTTAATTGAAGTAAAATTTGGAGACTTATCAATATCAGAAAAAAATATGATTAAGATAATTATTGCGTATATGTATTACTATTGTGATCTGGGGGAAAATTATGAAGATAAGACCAAATAAGCATACGGATATATCAAAGTCTTTATTAAAAAATACAATTTATTTGATAGATATTTTACTTGAACAAGATTTTATTCAATTTAATGAGCTATACCTAAAATATAAAATGAGAAATGGAAATGCAAGTTTTAAAAATTTTATTTTAGCAATTGAATTATTATTTTGTTTAGATAGAATAAAATACAATAAGAAAAATGATTTAATAAGGTTGTGTAATTATGAAGTTAAGTAAATTATATGCAGATAATGATACTATTTTTGAGCCTATATATTTTAATTTAGGAATAAATATTATCTTAGCAGAAGTAAGAAATCCTAGTAATTTAAGAAAATCTTCTCATGACTTGGGCAAATCATTATTAGCTAAATTAATAGATTATTGTTTATTAAAGGAAATAAAAAAAGGACATTTTATTAAAAATAATTATGATATTTTTGAGGAAATGATATTTTTTTTGGAAATAAGTCTAGATGATAATTCATATTTTACAATAAAAAGACCAGTTAAAAAAGGTCAAAAAATAATGATAAAACAACATATTGAACCACATCAAAATTATAATGAATTAGAGGATAGAGATTGGGATTTTATTGGTAATATTGGAAAAGGCAAAGAGTATGTAAATAAGTTATTAAGTTTTGATGTTTTAGCTAATCGTAATTATAGAAGTTGTTTGGGATATTTTCTAAGAAATGATGAAAGTTATTCGGATTTATTTAAGTTATCTAGTTTTGGTGGACCAGATAAAAATTGGAAACCTGCATTATTAGAATTATTAGGATTTAAATCTAAATATATAATTGAGAAATATGATATAGATACTCAAATTTCTAAGAATAATGAAGATATTAAGAAACTAACTAAAGCTAATGAAGATAAAATAGTAGAAAAAGAAAAGTTAAAAACATTAATATGTATAAAAGAAAATGATTTAGAAAATAAGAGTAATCTATATAATAATTTTAATTTTGTTACTAGTGATATTAAAAAGCCTAAAAAATTAGTTGAAGAAATAGATATAGAACTTAAAAATTTAATTAATGAAAATTATTACTTACTAAAACAGATAAAAAATGCAAAAGAATCTATCATAGATTATAATGTGAATTTAGATGAGTTAGAGACTTTTTATAATGAAATAGGATTATATTTTGAAAATCAATTAAAAAAGGAATATACAGAATTAATTATATTTAATAATGAGTTAACCAAAGAAAGAAATGATATATTAAGAGAAATAATTAAGGAAGGCCAAGAAAAATATGACATTAATAATAAACGAATTGAAGAGTTAAATTTAGAAAGAAGTAAATATTTGGAATATTTAAATTATTCAAATACAATGGACAAGTATAAAAACTTGCAAAATGAAATAGTGGATTTAAAAGCTAAGATATTAAATTTAAAAGATAAATTAGAGAATTTTGATGATGCAAGTAAAATTGATTTGAGTAATCAACAATTAGAAGTTGATAGAACCAATATAGTTTTTAATATGAATAAAGAAATATTTGGGAAAGAAAATAGTTGTATGAATAATATTAAGAAACATTTTTCATATATTATAAATACGACACTTGGAGACTTAGGAATAATAACTTTATTTCCCAACAAACAAAGCAATATTAATTTTAAAGCTGAAATTATTGATAGTGAAACTAATTATAAAGGAAATAAGGGCGATGGAACTACTTATAAGAAATTAATGTGTGCAGCATTTGACTTAGCAATTCTTGCAACTTATTATAAGAGTAAATACTTCCATTTTGTATATCATGATGGAATTTTTGATGGTTTAGATGATAGACAAAAAAATAACTTTTATAAAATTATAGAGGAATATACAAAAAAATATTCTATACAGCATATTTTTACGGTCATACAAGATGAATTACCTACTAGTATTAAAAAAAATGATGAAATTAGCAAATTGAAAGATAATAAAACAATAATTAAAGTATTGCATGATGATGGCAATAATGGAAGATTGTTTAATATGAATCCGTTTTAAATAATGAAATAAAATTACACAATATAAAATATATTAAAATTATTTTAAACACTCTTAATTGAGTGTTTTTTACTATAGAAAAGTAAAAGAAGGTGATTGATATTGCTCTAAAGAAATTATGCAGGTGTGGAAAAGTAATAGACTATAATAAAAGAATGTGTGATGAATGTAAGAATAAATATGATAAGAGTAAGAAAGAAAGCTATAAAGAATATAAGAAGAATAGAAAAGATAATAGAGAACAGAAGTTTTATTCTAGTAAGGAATGGATACCAGTAAGAGATATGGTAAGAAGAAAGTATAATAATATATGTTTATATAGTTATTATGTTAATAAGGAAATAAAGTATTGTAATGTAATGCATCACATTATAGAGCTTAAAGAAAATTGGGATAAGAGATTAGATATAGATAATCTTATTCCTTTATCTGATAAAGTCCATAAGATAGTGCATAGAGCATATGATAGGAGTGCTAAGGATAAGAAAGAAATGCAAGAACTATTAAGAGAACTAAAAAGAAAATATGAAAAGGAATTTGGTACTAATTTAAAAAGTTAGTGCTTTTTTATTTTTTTGAATTAATCCCCCACGGTTAGATTTCTATAGATATTTATTAAAAAGTCCGTGGTGCAGTCTTCATTTTACAAAATTCTAAAAACTAACGTTTAGGGGGTAAATATTATTAATTGGAAAGGGGTGATTACAATGGCACGACCAAAAAAAATGTTAGCAATACAAGAAGGACATCTAGAGAAAAAACAACAAGAAGAAAAAAAATTACAAGAACAAATAATACAAACTGGAATGGAACAATTAGAAAAACCTCCAAAATGGTTAAGGGATTCTTTAGCTAAAAAAGAATGGAAAAGATTAGTTGAACAATTCAAAACTTTAAGTGTAATAAGCAATTTAGATTTAAATAATTTGGGTGCTTATTGTAACGCTTATTCTAGTTACATAGAAGCTACAAAAGAATTAAAAGGACAACCATTAACTATAGAATACACGAATAAAGGTGGAGCAACTAATGTTATAGAAAATCCTCTAATAAAAATACAATTAAAATATTCTGATGAAATGAAAAAATACAGTAGTCTATTAGGATTGACTATTGATAGTAGGTTAAAAATAGCAACTCTTAAACTTACAGAAACTAAAAAAGATATTGTAGATGAGTTTGGTGATATTTAAGTGACCATTAAAGAAGAATTAATTAGATACTGTAATAATTGTTTAAAGGATGTTTTTGTAAGTAAATTTGAAACATATATAAGTTGCGAAAAACATAAATGGGCTTGTCAAAGGTTTTTAAATGATATAGAAAAATTAGAAAATGATAAAGATTATATTTACTATTGGGACGAAGAAGAGGCTCAAAAGATTGTCAAATGGTTTACATATTTAAGACATAGTAAAGGTGAATTAGCGGGACAACCAATAATATTGACTATATGGCAAAAGTTTTTTATATGCCAAATTTATGGTTGGAGAAGAAATGATAATGAGAGACGTAGATTTAAAAAAAGTTTTATAGAATGTGCTAGAAAACAAGCTAAATCACAGATGGAAAGTGGTATAGCTTTATATGAATTAGCTTGTGGTAGCACAAGAAATGATGAAATATATGAGATATGTTGTGCGGGTATCAAAAGAAAACAAAGTAAAGTTGTATTTGAAGAAGCTAAATTAATGTTAAAAGGGAGTCCGTTATCAACTAAGTTTAAATGTACAAGAGATTATATAATGCACATAAAAACAGGTAGTACAATGATTGCACTAAGTAAAGAGGATGGTACTAAAAATGATGGGGGAAATATGGCACTATTCATATTAGATGAGTACCATCAACACCCTACAGATGATTTTTATACCATGGCTAGTTATGGACAAGCTACAAAAGAACCGTTATTAATGATTATAACGACAGCAGGTGTTGACCTTAATAGTCCCTGTTATACACAAGAATATAAGTATTGTAGTGAAATTTTAAATCCAAATATAGATGTTGAAAATGATACATATTTTATTGATATATTAGAATTAGATAAAAAAGATGATATACATAATAAGAGAAATTGGTGGAAGGCAAACCCTTTACGAATGACATATAAAGCAGGACAAGAAAAAATACAAGAAGAATATGAAATAGCAAAGCAAATACCAGAAAAAATGCCCTCATTTATGACTAAATGTTTGGATATATGGGTACAAGCAAAAGAAAACAGTTATATGGATATGGCTAAATGGAAGGCTTGTGAGATAAAAAAAATTCCATATGATTTAAACAATAGAGTATGTTTTATCGGAGGAGATATGTCTTCTAAAATAGACTTGACTTCTTTAGCTTTTATTATACCGATAATGGATAATGGAGTTAAAAAGTATGTTATATTTAGTCATTCTTTTATACCAAGTAGAGAAAAATTAATGGAAAGAACGCTAAAGGATAAAGTCCCTTATGATGCTTGGGAAAGAATAAAAGATGAATATGGCAAATCAAAGTATATAACTATAACTAATACTCCAATAGTAGATCAAAATGTAGTAATTAAATATGCTATAGATTTTTGTAAAAGATATAATTGGGAAATTGATACATGGTGTTTTGACCCTGCTAATGCTACGAAAATAATGCTAGATATAAGTGATATGGGCTATGATGTTACTGAATTATTCCAATCACATAATAAATTAAATGAAAGTACAGTAGCTTTAAGAGAAGAAGTATATATGGGCAATGTAATATATTTACCTAATCCAGTTCTAAATTTTGCTATGAGTAATGCAGTAATAAAGAGTAATAATGGATTAATTAAAATAGATAAAGATGCAACTAAAAAGAAAATAGACCCAGTAGATGCTTTAATTTGTGGTTTTAAAATGGCTTGGCTACATGAAGAAAAACCTAATTTAAATGAACTTATTAAGAAGGGAGAGTGGATACTATAGGAAAAATAATTAAACAATATTTAATGATGCTAGTTACTTTTATAATGAAAAATATAGATGATATATTGATTTTGGGAGGATGTAGTATATTAACTACAGCTTTTTTTATTTATGTAAGTAAATTTAGTGGAATGATAGCACTGTCAACGATTTTGATTTTGATAGGTTTAATTCTAAGTAAACTACCTAAAAAGGATAGTAATTAATAATTATATTAATAAATTTACTATAGAAAGGTAGGTGAAATAAATGGGCATATTTAATAAAATGTGGGCTATAAAAAATACAACAACTGAAACAGTAAATCAGAGTGATTGGTTTACAAGTTTAATAAAAAGTAGAACTACAACAAGTGGAGAGAAAGTAACAAAAGAAAGTGCTTTAACAATTAGTGGTGTATATGCTTGTACTGATATAATTGCAAGCTCTATTTCTAAGTTACCTATTCACATATATCAGAAAAATAAAGATGGCAGTAATAGAGTTGATAATGATGTTAGTTATTTACTTGAAAAGAGACCTAATTTATATATGACGCCTAGTACATTTAAACATACATTAACAGTTAAATTATTGTTAGATGGTAATACTTATGTGTGGGTAGAAAGGCGAAGAGGTAAAGCAATTAATCTTTGGATTTTAAATAATGTACAAGTTCTACAAGATCCTACAACGGGTGAAATTATATATAAAGCAACTCTAAATAATAAATCTCATACCTTTTTTAATGATGAAATAATACATATAAAAAGTTTATCTACAGATGGAATATTAGGAAAAAGTAAAATAGATATACTTAGAGAAACTATAGGAAATATGCAAAGTAGTAGAAAATTATTGGGTAATTATTTTAAAAACGGTACTACTACAAGTGGTGTAATAACTTATCCTAGTAATCTTAATACTGATGCAAAAACTGAAATAAGAAAGCAATGGGAAGAAAATAATAGTGGATATGATAATGCTGGTAAAGTTGCTGTATTAGATTTAGGACTAGAATATAAGGAAATAAATAGCTTGAAATTTACTGACCAACAGTTTTTAGAATCTACAAAATTTACACTTGAAGAAATTGCTAGAGTATTTAAAGTGCCACTGCATATGATTAATTCTCTTGATAGAAGTACCTTTAATAATATAGAGCAACAGAGTTTGGACTTTTATATGAATACTATATTACCTTTACTGTTGCAAATTGAAGAAGAATTTAATTATAAATTATTTAGTAGTACACAAAGAGAAAAATATTTTATTAAATTTAATATGGAAGGTGCTTTAAGGGGAGATAGTGCTACCAGAAGTACTTATTACGAAAAAATGATAAATTTAGGAGTATATAGTATCAATGAAGTAAGAAAGCTTGAAAATATGAATTCTATAGGTATTCAAGGTGATACTCATAGAGTTGACTTAAATCATGTTGATATAAAAGTAGCTAATGATTATCAATTAGCGAAAGCAAATTCTAAAAAGAAGGGTGGTGAAATAGATAATGAGTAAGTTTTATGAATTTAAAAACAGGACGGACAACAATATAGATATATATGTTTATGGTGAAATCATAGGCGGTTCTGAAAAATGGGATGAATCAAATGTAACATTTAATGATTTTAAGGATAATTTAGAAGGTTTAACAGGAAATGAAACTATAAATATGTATATAAACTCTGTTGGTGGTAGTGTAACAACTACACAAGGTATTATTGCTATGTTACAGAGAGCAAAAGAAAAAGGTGTAACAATAAATGCTACTATAGATGGAATTGGTGCTAGTTGTGCAAGTTTTTTACCATTGGTGGCTGACAATGTGTATGCTTACAAATCTAGTTTATTAATGGTTCATCATCCTTATACTTTATGTATAGGAAATGTTGATGAATTGCAGAAACAAATAGATTTATTGAATAAAATAGAAAATAGTGTAATGATGCCACTATATTTAAATAAAGCTAAAGAAGGTATAACAAAAGATAAAATAAAAAATTTAGTTGATAAAGAAACATGGCTAAATGCTAAAGAAATGAGTGAAATATTTAATATAGAAATACTTGAAGATGATAAAGATTTAGTAGCTTGTGTAAAAGATAAATCTATATTAAATAAATATACAAATGTACCTAAACAGCTTAAAAATAAACTATTAGAAGATAAGAAAACTACAGTAAAGACAGAGAATGTAAAAGATAAAGAAGAATTAGAATTAGCAAAAGCTAGACTTAGACTATTGTATTTATAGTCTTTTTTTATTCAAAAATTAAATTTTAAAATGAAAGGATTGATTAGTAATATGACAAAAGTACAAGAAATACAAGCCAAAATTCAGGAAATGAAAGGTGAAGCTAAGAATCTTAAAACTGCTGATGATATAAATGCAAAAATAAAAGAAATTGAAGATTTACAAGCTCAGTTAAAAATAGCTGAAATGGAGGAAGCTGACGAAAAGAAATCAGTAGAAAATAAAATAAAAGAAGGAAAAATGAAAAATTTAAGTGAAGAAAAGGATGTTAATAATATGGGAAATAAAGTGATATATAATGGGAATTTATTTGCAAAAGCAATTGCAGATGCAACATTGAAAGCTAGAAACAAGAAAGGATTTGTATTCAATGAAGGGGAACAAAGGGCTATATCTGAACATGTAGGAGAAGATGGTGGCTTTACAGTACCTGAAGATATAAAAACTGAAATAAATAAGAGATTAAGAGATACCACAGATATATCTAATCTAGTTAATTTTGAAAAAGTTTATACTAGAAGTGGACAAAGAACATATGAAAAGAGAAAAAAGCAAACTGAACTAACTAATCTTGATGAGTATGGAAAAATACAAGAAGTAGATTATAGACAATTAGAGAGAATTTCTTTTAAACTACACGATTGTGCAGGACTTAAAACCATCCCAAATGATTTACTAGAATTTGCAGGAGAAGGGTTAAAGAATTTTATAATAGAATGGTTAGTAGATAAAGTTAGATTTACTAAAAATATCAAAGTACTTTATGGTACTGGTGGAGAAAATGAAGTACAAGGAATAATGACTTATAAGGATATAAAAGTTATTGATTTATCAGCAACAGCAACTATAAAAGATTTTAAAAAGTTAATAAATGTTGAATTACCTTCTTATTATAAGACTTCTGCAACTTGGGTTACTAATCAAGATGGATATAATTTCTTAGATTGCCTTGAGGATAAACAAGGTAATTCTTATTTAAGACCAGATCCTAAGAATGATGAAGTTGATAAATTATTAAGAAAAAATGTAGTTGAATTACCAAACGAAGTATTAGAAACTAAGGATGGTAAAATTCCAGTAATTTTAGGTGATTTAAAATCTTTATATACATATTATTCTGATGGAGAATATCAACTTTTATCTACTAATATTGGTGGTGGTTCTTTTGAATCTAATACAACTAAAACTAGATTAATCTATAAGATGGATGGGGGAATTGTAGATAAGGATGCTGTAATAATTGCCTATATTCCTACAACAGTTGTTGAAAAAGCTACCAAATAGCTAAAAAATAAGTATAAGGATATAAATTAAGTTCCTATATAGGTTCTTTTTTTATGTCCTTTTTTAATAAAGTAGGTGATTAGATTGATAGTAACATTAGAAGAAATAAAACAGTATTTAAGGATAGAATCAGATTGCATAGAAGAAGATAGCTTTTTAGAGCTATTGGAAAAAAGTGCAGAGCAATATATTAAAAATACTACAGGAAAACTATTTGATGATAGAAATGATTTAGCAAAGTTAGCGTGTTTAATTTTTATCTGTGATAGGTATGAAAATAGAGGAAGTGCTGATTTAACTATAAAGACACAAAATGCGTTAAGTTATATACTTGCACAATTAAGTTATTGTTATGTAGGTGATAAAAATGAAAGTTAAGACAGGAGAAATGAGACATAGAATAACTATTCAAAAATATACTACAACACAAAATGAAAATGGATTTGATATAGAAGAATGGGATGATTATAAAACTGTATGGGCAAGCATGAATAATCTATGGGGTAAAGAATTTTATGCAGCAAAGGCTACAAATTCTGAAAATACAATAGAATTTATAGTTAGATATTCTAAAGATTTAAAAAATATAAATACTAAAGAATATAGAATCAAAACTATAAAAGATAAGAATGCTACAAAAGAAAAAAATAAATATAGATATTTTGATATAACTTTTATAGATAATATACAATATAAAAATAAATGGCTTAAGATAAAGGCTATTGAGGTGATTTAATGGCTGATGGTATTGAAATTGAGGGTATGGAAGAGTTTACTGAAATGCTAGAGAATATGACTATTGATGAAGCTGATGAAACGAAAGTAGTAAGAAAAGGAATTGAAGTTGTAGCAAAACAGGTTGAAAGCAATACCCCGGTTTTAACAGGAAAGCTTAAGAAAATAAAGAAAAGTGTTAAAAAAGAAGGTTTTGCAACTGTTGGCACTGTAAAATTAGGAGCTTGGTGGGATTTATTTCAAGAGTTCGGTACTTCACAGCAAAAGTATCATGTCGGTTTTTTCGATAGAGCGGTAAAAGGTAGTGAAAATGAAGCAATTGAAGTAGTTGCAAAAGAATTATTAGATAAAGCAAAGTAGGTGGTGATGATTGAATATAAAACAATATATTTTAAATGTATTGAATAATAAAGAAATTATAGATTTGTTACCAGATAAGCGTGTATATTTTTTACATGCGGTGAATCCTGATAAAAAGTTATATCTTGAGTATGAGATTGTGAATGAGTATGGAGTAGAATATAGCGAAGGTAATGAGGATTATACAACATACATAGTACAATTAGATATATTTTCTACTGGAGATTATACAGAGTTAGAAAATGTAGTTAAAAAAATAATGATACATAATGGATTTAATAGAGATATGGCAGCTGACCTTTATGAGAAGGAAACTGGCTTACACCATTGTGCAATGAGATTTAATGTAAGTTTACCAATGGACTAGTTTAAAACTAGTCTTTTTTTATTATGTGAAAAATTAATTTAAAGATTGAAAGGATGGGATTTTAATATGGCAGAACAAGTAGTGCCAGTAGTTGGTTTAGAAAAATTATATGCAGCGAAGATAATAAAGGATGATAATACGGGAGTAACATTTGATACACCAATATATTTAGAAGGAATAAAAGAACTAAGTATAAAACCTAAAATTACAACAGATGATTTTTATGCCGAAAACAAGTTATGGCTAAGTGAAAGCACTTTAGCAAATGTTGATGTAGAAGCAGATATAACAGATTTAAATACGGCAAATGAAGTTTTTTTACTTGGGCATAAATTAGCAATAGAAGGTGGAATTATATATAGTGATGACGATAAAGCACCCGATGTTGCTTTACTTTATAAAGCTAACAAAGGTAATGGAAAAGCACGTTACGGAATATTGTACAAGGGTACTTTTAGTATTTCTGATGAGCAGTATAAAGGTAAAGAGGGAAAGTCTAATTTTCGAGCAAAAAAATTAAAAGCAACATTTGCTCCATTACATTTTAATGGCAGATGGAAGTATAAAGTAGATGAAGAAGAAGGTATGACAGATGAAAAATTCTTTAAAGAGGTAATAATACCAACAGAAAAGGTTGAAACTACAGAAAAAGCAATATTAGATAAATAATTTATAGGGTAGATTGATTTCTACCCTTATTTTTATTAAAAAATTAGATTGAGGTGATTATATGTTACATAAAATAAGAAAGCAAAAAATAGGTGATAAAGAATATAGTTTTAGGATGGTTAATAAAACAATTCGAAAGATAGATGAAAAGTATGGTAATTATGGTGATGTAATTTTGGGATTAATGGAAGGAAAACAATTCTATACAAATACTCTGAAATTAATAAGTTTAAGTTGTATTGAAAAAGAATGGGATATAGAAGAATTAGAAAATACGATGACAGCAGAGCAATATCAAGAAATAACTGTGTTAGCAGTAAATATTTATTTAGACTACATGGGATTAAATGAAGAAACTGAGGAAGAAAGAGCAGAAAAGAAAGAAGTTAAAAAAGAAAAAAACTAAATAACCAGTCAAAATCTAAATATTTAATAGATTTTGACTGGCTTTTTTATATAGCAAAGGTGCATTTACATTATAGCAAAGAGGAATTTTGGAATAGTACTCATGCTGAAATATATAAGATGTGGCAAAACCATATTAAATTTAATGGTTGGGAAGTTAAAAATAATAATGAAGAAAATAACACTAAAAGTGATATAAATTATAAAAAAGTGAATATAGAAGATATAGCATTTTTATAGAAGGGAGGTTAACTAATTGGCTAGTAATACAGAAAAAAGAATTACGGCAAAGATGGTGCTTGATAGTACAGGATATAATGATAAATTAAAAGGACTTAACGCTGAAATGAAAAAGCACCAAGCAGAATTGAAGTTTGCAAGTCAAGGTATTAAAAGTTTTGGTAAAGATTCTGAAAAATTAAAATCTGTACAGGAAGCATTAAGCAAGCAAGTAGAATTACACTCTAAAAAAGTGGATATATATAGTAAAGCTATAGAAAAAACTAAAACCAGATTAGACGATAATATAAAAGTTAGAGATAAATTAAAAAAATCTTTAGATGATGCTAATAAGAAATATGAGCAAGCCGTTAAAGTATATGGAAAAGAAAGTGAACAGGCTAAGAAAGCTAAAGAAGAAGTAGATAGATTAAAACAAGAACATGAAAAAGCTAGTAAAGCAGTTGAAACCAACGCTAAACAAGTTCAAGGATACGAAACTAATATGAACAAGGCTAATGCACAAATGGTAAAGACCCAAGGAGAACTTAAAAAGGTAAATGGAGAACTTGAAAAAAGTAATAATAAATGGTTAAAAGCTGGGGAAAACCTAAAAAAGTCTAGTGAAAGACTAAAGAGTGTTGGCGGTGGAATGGAAAAAGCAGGGGAAGGAATATTAAAATTTACTGCACCTTTAGCGGCGGGAGGAATAGCTAGCTTAAAATTTGCTACAGATTTTGAAGATAGTATAGCAAAGGTTAGTACTATAAGTGATGAAAGCGAAGTGTCTATAAGTGATTTAAGGAAAGGAATACTTAAATTAAGTAATGATACTGGGATAGCTTCAACCGAAATTGCTAATAACGTATATGATGCTATTTCTGCAGGTCAAAAAACAGGTGATGCGGTTAATTTCGTAAGTAATTCTACTAAATTAGCTAAGGCTGGATTTGCTGAAGCTGGACAATCTTTAGATGTTCTAACTACAATAATGAATGCTTATAAGATGAAAGCTGAAGATGTTACAAAAGTAAGTGACTATTTAATTACTACACAAAATGAAGGTAAAGTAACAGTAGGAGAACTATCTTCCGTAATGGGTAAAGTCATTCCAACCGCAGTTGCTACGAATACGAGTTTAAAACAAGTTACAGCTGGATATGCACTTATGACTAAGAACGGTATTAAAGCGGCTGAAAGTACAACTTATATGAATGGTATGTTAAATGAAATGTCTAAAACAGGTAGTACAGCAGACAAATCAATAAAAGCTGTTAGTGGAAAAAGCTTTCCTGAATTAATGAAGAGTGGGAAAAGTGTTAGTGATGTATTAAACATGATGAATGATCATGCTAAGAAAAATAATCTTAGTTTAAAAGATTTATTTGGAAATGCTGAAGCAGGTAAAGCAGCATTAGTTTTAAGTACAAATGCTGGTGCAGATTTTAATGAAATGCTAGGAAAAATGGAACAAAGTGCAGGAGCAACAGATAAAGCATTTGCTAAGGTTACTAATACTACTGGTGAAAGATTTAAAAAATCACTTAACAAAATTAAAAATGAAGCTATAAGATTAGGTGATGCAATTGCTCCAATGATGGATAAATTAAGTGAATTAATGTCTAAATTAAGCGACAAACTCAGTGGACTTTCAGACGAACAATTGAAAAATATAGCTAAATGGGGTGCTATGGCTATTGCAACTGGAAGTTTTCTTAAGGTTGGTGGTAAAGCAGTAAGTGGTATAGGAAGTTTAGTAGGTGGTATTGGACAAGCTACAGAATGGATAGGTAAATTAAGTGGTGCAACAAAAGTAGCAGAAAGTGTAGCAGGAGGTGCTAGTGTAGCAACGGCAGGAGTAACTAAAGGTATAAGTGCTATGGGACTGGCAACAAAAGCAGTGACATTGCTTCTTAATCCTTGGGTCTTAGGAATTGGTGCTGCAACAATTGCTGGAGTAGCATTGTATAAACATCTAAAAAAAGATGCAACACCAAGTGTAGACCTATTTGCAGATAAAGTCTCAAAAAGCAATACGGCTATGATGAATTATAGTGCTGCATCAAAAGGTGTTGAAACTTCAAATGTTAAAATATCTAAATCTACTAAACAAGCAGTAGGTGCTTACATGGATTTAGATAAAAAAGCAAGCAAGTCTATGTTAAATTTAGTTGCTAATTCAAATAAGTTTAGTAAACAAGCTAAAGATAAAGTATTAAAAAATTTTACTGATATGAGTAAAAAATCTAGTAAAATTTCCAATGAGCAAAAAAACGCTATGATAACCAATTTTAAAAAATTAGTTACTGATACAGGAGTATTAACTAAGAAAAATAAAGATGAAATAATAAAACAATATACTGCAATGGTAAATGGAACTAAAGGGCTTACAAAAAAACAGAAGGATCAAACTATAAAAGAATTTACAGATACTTTAAATAAAAGTACTGCAATTACAAAACAACAATCTGATAATTTGCAAAAAATATATAAGGATATGGGAGATAAAATTAAGATTGGTTTAGATAAAAAGAAAGCAGAAGAGTTACAAAGCCAACAAGATTTCTTTTCTAAGAGTAATGTTTTAACTACAACCGAAGAAGCTAAAATATTACAAACAACTACAACTAGTTGGGAGAATAAGAAAAAAACAATAGATGGGTTACAAAATCAAATTAATTCAATTATCCAACACGCAGCAAATAATCATAGGCAGATTACAACAGAAGAAGCTCAAACAATAGATGGATTACAAAAAAAGATGAAAGAAAATGCAGTTAAAACCTTATCTGCCAGTGAAGTAGAACAAAAGGTAATAATGGAAAGGCTAAAAAACTACAATGGAAGAATAACAGCAGAGCAAGCGAGTGAAGTTATTAAAAATGCAGAGAAACAAAGGCAAGGGTCTGTAGATAAGGCTAATCAACAATATGACCAAACTGTTAGAAACATCATAAAAATGAGAGACGAAACTAAAGTTATAACAAAAGATCAAGCTGACAAGATGTTGAAGGAAGCTGAAAGGCAGAGAAAAGAAAGTATTGATAAGGCAGAAAATCAAAAGAAGGAAGTAGTAAAAAAAATAACATCTATGAATAAAGATATTGGAGAAAGTGTAGACACTACTAGTGGAAATATGTTAACCACTTGGGATAAATTAAAAAGTTGGTGGGACGGATGGAAACCTAAAAAACACACTTTTGAATGGTCTATGAATAAGGGAAATGCTAGTGGTTTCAATGAAAGATGGACAGGAGATAGATTTTATGGAGGTGGGCTAACTACTTTACATGAAAGAGGATATGAATTATATGATTTACCACGTAGTACTAGAATATATAATCATGAAGCAAGTGAAGAGTTAGTTATACAAACAGCTGAAAATGTAGCTACTAAAGTAGCAAATAGCCTATTAAGTGGATTTAAAGGGACTAATGGAGTTAATGTAACACAACATATATATGCTCCAGTACCAACTCCAAGTGAGATGGCAAGACAATCTAAAAATAATTTAAGGGAACTTAGTTTACAATGGTAGAATTGAGGTGGTGATGTGAATAAAAAAGAAAAATTTATATTTGAAAATGAGAAAGGACAACAGATAGAATTTTCTATTTGGAGTCCTTTTTTCCTAGAAAATATAGATGGTATAAGTGGTTTAAAGAATATTATTTATAGTAATAAAGGAATGGGACAAGATGGAAGTACTTGCGTAGGAAATACCTTAGATGATAGAAATATAGTTATTCAAGGCGCTATAACAGAAAATAAAGAATTAAACAGAGAAAAATTATTAAGTATAATAAATCCTAAATTAAAATCTAGATTAATTTATATAGATGGAAATATAAAAAAATATGTAGAATGTATAGTGGAAACTGCACCTATTATACCCAAAGAAAATAATCCTAAATTTCAAATAAGCCTTTTATGTCATAATCCATATTGGAAAGATTATATTGATAGTAAAGTTAATGTAGCCTTATGGAAGGGAGACTTTCATTTTCCTTTAGTAATTCCACAAGGGAAAGGCATTACAATGGGGCATAGAGAGCCTTCTTTAATAGTCAATGTTCTAAATAATGGACAGGTTAAAACAGGTATGATAATAGAATTTTTTGCAAGAGGTACTTTGAAAAATCCTTCATTATTTAATGTTAATACTAGAGAATTTATAAAAATAAATAAAGGAATGGTTGCAGGAGAAAAATTTATAATAAACACTAATTATAGTAAGAAAAAAATATTACAAGAGCTTAATGGGGTTACAACAGACATATTAAATTATTTAGATATTGTAGGTGGAGGAGATACATTCTTACAATTAGATGTAGGAGATAATCTTTTCCGATATAATGCGGATAATAATTTAGATAATTTAGAGGTTAATATATATTTTAGTCCACAATATTTGGGGGTGTAGTTTATGGAGCTATATATATTTAATAGAGATTTAGAATTAAAGGGTATATTAGATACTTTTACCTCTCTAAGGTGGATTAGAAAATTTAATATAAGTGGAGAATTTGAATTGCACTGCCCTTTAGGTTTTAAAACTTTAGAATTATTAAAAAGAGAAAATGTTATTTTTAAAAAGAATGATGTTGAAGCTGGTTATATAGAAACCAGACAATTAAAAATAAGCGAAGATGGACAAGAGTATTTAGAGATTAAAGGTAAGTTTTTAACTAATTATTTAGATAGGCGCATCAGTTGGGATAGAGTTAATTTTGATGGAAAAGCAGAAGTGTTAATGAGAAATTTAGTCCTAGAAAATGCTATTAATCCAACTAATATAAATAGAAAAATCCAAAATTTAACTCTTGGAAGTTTAAAAGGATTTAATAAAGATATTAAATATCAAAATTCCTTTGGAAATGTCTTACAACAATTAGAAAACATATCTAATACTTCTAACTTAGGATATAGAAATTTACTAGATATAAAAAATAGATTAATTAAATTTGATGTATATAAAGGTGTTGATAGAACCATAAATAACGGAACTATAGCACCTTGTATTTTTTCTAGAGATTTTGAAAATATTTTAGAACAGCAATACATGGATAGCTTAAATAATTATAAAAATACAACTTTAATAGCTGGAGCAGGAGAAGGCAAAGATAGAAAAATAACATCTATAGAAAATGGTAAAGGGTTAGATAGATTTGAGGTGTATGTAGATGCAAGAGATATAACAGATAAGGAAGAGAAGAAAAAAATAGTAGTAGATAAAGACGAGGAAGGTAATGTTACTGGAGAACATGAAGAAACAGAGGAAGTTGAAATCCCTTGGGAACGGTATAAGCCTTTGTTACTTCAAAGAGGTAAAGAAAAACTATCAGAATGTGAAGAAATCCAAACCTTTGATAGTAAGATAAATACTAATGGAAATAATGTTTATAAAAAAGATTATGATCTAGGAGACATAGTAACTGTAGTAGATAAGAAGTGGGGAGTAAGAATAGATACAAGAATAACAGAAATAGAAGAAGTATATGAGGAAAAAGGGTTAGAAGTTAATGTTACTTTTGGTAACAATATTCCTACAATAATAGATAAAATTAAACAGAAAGTGAGGTAATGATATATGATAAAAAGTTTTCCTTTTAATGCTGTTTATGATGCTAATGGCGTTCCAGATAGAGCTTATTTGGCAGAAGATTTTGCAGGATATTTTGCTAAATTTATAGGAACTGGAGTATATCCTAATCCAGCGACAGGCTTACAAGTAGTTGCTGTAGATGGTGATATGCGCATAAGAATAAAAAAAGGTTATGGGTATATTCTTGGTCGTGATTTTGAAAATACTGATGATTATATTTTCAAGTTAGATCCAGCTGATGGTGTACTTAGCAGAATAGATAGAGTGGTATTAAGATTAGACTATCTTGATAGAAAAATAAAACCTATATTAAAAAAAGGTAATTACGGAAGTTCTCCAATTGCTCCAGCCCTACAAAGGAATTCGGACGCTTACGAAATAGCTTTAGCAGATGTATATGTAAAGAATGGTGTTATAAGTATAATACAAAGCAATATTACAGATTTAAGACTTAACAAAGAGTTTTGTGGGATAGTACATGGTGTTATTCAGCAAGCTGATACTACAGAAATTTTCCGTCAGTTTCAAGCATGGTTTAATGAGCAAAAAAATATACATGAAGGGGACTTTGAAAAATGGGTAAATGAATTTAAAATTGCTACTGGTAAAAAATTTACTGATTGGGTAGATGATTTGAAAAATTCTCTAGATCCAAGCGAAGATATTGCAGCAAGACTACAAATGCAAATATCGGAAAATAAGTTACAATTGGCTGATATGGCGACATTAAAAGATAGAAATACAAATGTAAAATATAAATTGGTTGTAATTAATGGAGAGCCATTTTTAGAGGTGGTAGGAGTATGAGTTTACAAATAGGAGATTTAATTCCATTACAAGGTTTAACAAAAGAAGATAAAAAGAAACTTGTGGATATTGTAAATAAAGCAGAAGCTAATCAATCTATTATTAAAACTAATATAATTAATTCTTTAAATAATAAACTAAAAACTGCTCTAAAAACTGATAGTTCTTGGATAGATATACAAAATGCTATTATATCATCAAATTGTGCTAATTATACAAAGGGTATACTCAAAGGTAATGAATATAATTATTCCCTTAATACAGGTTTTAAAGCTAGAGTTATATCTTTAACTAAAGGTGATGATGTTCTTATATGGTGTTATCCAAAAGCCGAATTTGATCATTATAATAATATAGCTATTTGGAGATATGATACTTATGTTTCATTACAACGTAGATATAGTAATCAAGATGCATTACAGCTTGATGGCTACTCATGGGAAGCATGGGGAATATAAAGGTAGGTGGTTAAATAATGTTAGATAATACAGCAAAAATAGGTGAAATAATAACAGCACTTGAAAATATGCAAGGCTTAAATCAAAAGGCAGATTTAAAAAGTGCTTTAATTGCAAAAGGAATAAACGCTTTAGATACAGATGGAGTAGCCAATTTAATTGCTAAATTAAATAGTGCTAATTTGGTGTTGAATGGTAAAAAATTTATAACAGGTAAAATTTATGTGTCTGAAGTGAGGTCATACTGTGGAAAACCTAGTGACAATCCTAGCAGTATGAACTATATAACCAATAGGACTTTTAATAAACAAATAAGTTGTCCCTTTGAAGTAGGAGTTTTCGCTGTGGACTTGGACGAATTTACTGCCACTAGTAGTAGTAATAAAGTACATTTAAATATAGCAAAGGATTTTTTAATCTCTGGGTTTCCTCAATATGACATAAGTGGGTATCACAGTTGGAGGGATTATTTCCATTTCTATAGCAGCGGTACAAAGATTGATGGGTATACCATAAATCTGGAATGGAATAATCTCACAATACCATTATATGATATATCGGATAGACTAAGAAGTTCTCTTAATTGGATAGCCATAGAAAAATAAAAAAGGGGTGAAATTATGTTTGGTTATAGAATAATTTTTGATAAACAAAATGGAACTGTAATAAATAATTATATAAATACAGAAGGTTACATTCCTATATCTCATAGACCAAAAGAAATAGATTTTTTAGACTTACCATATGGTTATAATGAAAATAATTTTAAAGAAGCAATAGAATATCATATAGATATTTCTAAAGATAAAGATGCTACAAATTTAAAGGATTTAATAGTAATAGCTAAATATAGAGAGCACACAGAAACAGAAGAAGAGAAATTAAAAAATGAATTGCTAAAAACACAGGCTGAAGTGGTTGATTTAAAATATAAAGAAGTATTAAATAATAAAAATTTAAATGAAAAGGAAGGTAAATAATATGATATTGTATGATTTATTAAAAAATTTAATTGATAATAATTACTATGAAAAGGAAGATATGAATAATAAACTAAATGTATTCTATACTTTTAACCAAATTGATATGGAACAGTATAGCGAGTTAATGGCTAAAGTTAATCCAGCTGCAAAAGAAGATGCAGGAAAACAAGAATTAAATGTAGAAGATATTAAAGAAAAAGTTGTTACTCAATAGATAATTCACATGTTGAAAGATTATTTTGTAATTACTGGGGGTGAGACTTCTGAAAGGAATTAAGCACATTTTATTAGGAATTGCAATAATTTTAATTGGAGCTTCTTTTATTATAAGTACCGATAGTAGTATGGGTGGATATGGAGAAGTAATTGTTTTGATAATAGGACTAACTCAATGTATACGTGGTGTCAAAATGGACGATTGAACTTTGGATAATGGAATAATACTGATTTATGGCTGTAACGGAACAAGTATGTATTGTATAATTTACAATAACTAAAAGAGTTTATAGAAGAAGAACAATAAAGCTATATGGAAAGATAATCAATGTATAAAATTTACATTTTTGTTTTCAGATTGACAAATTTTCGTATATCATATATACTATACAAATGATGCAAATATTAAAAAGAAGGGTTTAAGAGGTTAGAACAGATATTAATTTTGAAGAATATGAAAATTTAATTGGAAAACTAAGTAATCTAAAAGTAAGAGAATGGTACATTTACCATGATGAAAACATTGTTAATAAAATAGATAAATCATTAGCAATAAAAGAGCAAGCTATAAAGGCTCATTTATTAAGAAACAAATATAGAATGCAAGCTAGAAAATTAATGAAAGATAGAGAGTTAGCAGCATATTTGGATATTAATAATTCTAATTTACCATTTGAGTATTATGAAAATAAATATTTAAAACAAGGATATACTGGTAATTTACTTTATAGAAAAATATTAGAAGCTTCAAATAGGGCAAATAAAGAAGTAAATAAACAATTAGGAATAATATAATAAGAACTGGAAGGCACTTAATAAGGTGTCTTTTTTAGTTCACAATAGATAAATAAGACGACACAATAAAATAATTTATAAAGACAAAGTAGGGACCATATAAGGTCTTTTTATTTTTGTCTATTTTTAATTACTGGAGGTGTAATGTGGAATTAAAAGTCTGCGAAGAAAAGCATAAAAGAATAGAGGAAAAAATTAATGTTCATGATATTAGGCTTAATGACCATTCAAAGAGAATTGATAAAATAGAACAAAACCAATCCAGGACAGATGCTAAAATGGAGAATCTTTGTGACCAATTAAAACAATTAGTATCAGTTTTAAAATGGTATGTAGGATTAACAGTAGGAGGTTTAGTAAGCTTTTTTTTGTATGCAATTCAACACAATATTTTTAAATAGAAAGGGTGTTTACATGGAGTTTCTGAAACAGTTTTTACAGATAAAAAAGATAATAGCATTATTAACTACTATAGTATTCTGTATATTAGCATTAAAAACTAACATATCAAGTACAGAATTTCTTTCTGTATTTACTTTAATAATAGGATTTTATTTTGGGCAAAGTTCAGCTAGGCAAGCGGTTAAGGAAAGTAAAGAGCAGGATTAATACCTGTTCTTTTCTAATTAAATTTTTAGGAGGTATTTATATGAAAATAGGGATTGATTGTGGTCATACATTAAGTGGTGCTGATTATGGAGCAGTAGGAATAAAAGCAGAATCAAATTTAACTAGAGAAGTAGGAACAAAAGTAATAAGTAAATTACAAGCATTAGGGCATACAGTTATTAAGTGTTATAAGGATACTTGTAGCAGTTTACAAGATAGTTTAAGCTATAGAACTAATATGGCTAATAACAACAATGTAGATTTATATGTATCTATTCATTTTAATGCTTTTAATGGTAGTGCTTATGGAACAGAGGTTTTAACTTATGGAGGAAAATCTTTTACAGAAGCGTCAAGAGTATTAAATAATATTTGTACTTTAGGTTATACAAATAGAGGTATAAAAGATGGTAGTAATTTATATGTATTAAAGCATACAAAGGCTAAAGCTATGCTTATAGAATGTTGTTTCTGTGATAATAGAAACGATATGAGCAGATATAATGCCGAAAATATGGCTAATGCTATAGTTAAAGGACTAGTAGAAAAAACTACAAACAATAGTATACCAAGTCAACCATCTACAAATAATGGATGGGTTAATCTAGATGGTAAAACAGGTACTATATGTACCCCAAGTGGTGTAAATGTTAGGGAAAAGAAATCGACTTCTAGTAGAATATTAGGGACTTTACCTAATGGAGCAAAGGTTAGATTGTATAGAAAAGAGGGAGATTGGATACATATTTATTATCCTTCACATGGTGGATATATTTATGGGAAGTATGTAAAATATTAAGTTATATTTTTTTGAATGATATTTTGTAAATTGTTTTGTTCTTAATATATCCAAAGTTTGATATTTTATTTACAAATATTACATTTTTGTTATAATTAAACTATATTAACAAGAGGGGGATTAAGGACATGAAAAAGAATTTTAAATTAATAATAGGCGGACTTATTATATTTATTGCAGGGTATTTTATAGGTGATGCTACAGCAATTGGTAGAGTTAATAAACAAATTGGTCAAAGTGTAGATAAACAAGTTTCTAGCACAATAGAAAAAGCAGAAGAAGAAAAGAAAGATGTAAAATTTGGAGAACAGTCTCCTGTAGGAAATTTAAGTATTAAAATTTTAGAAGCTAAAGAAAATGGTGCTATTAGCAATGAATCTGGGAAATCAACACCAAGTGGAAAATTTATAGTAATAAAACTAGATATAAAAAATAATGGCGAAGAAGCTACAGGATATGAACCACATGAATTTAAATTAAATGATGGGAAAAAAACATATGAAGTTGATGATAATTCTTTTGAAGCATTAGGGCATCTAAATAGTCAAGAATCTATTTTTAGAGAAAATAAAAATTTTATAGGGTCTTATGATAAAATTAATGCAGGAATAAACAAGAATACTTTCTTAGTATTCGATATACCTAAAGATGTTAAGATTGATAATCTAAAATTAATAACAGAGCATAATAAAGGAATACAATTTAATCTTAAATAATTATTTATAAAAAATATTAGAGCTTTTACTACATTATATAAGGTAGAGTATTAATTTACTTTACCTTATTTTATTTCTTGTGTATCAGAACATAATAGTATAGAATATTAAAACATCTCTAATTTACAAATTTGTATTGTATACCACATAGAAATTGTTATTTTTATGAAGTGTATTTTATATAAGATAACTTGATTATTACCATGCAATAATAGTATAATAAAGGCAATTACAAAATACGTATAAATTAATTAAAAAAATACCTATAAATGAATGAAAAATTTATTTGTATATTATTTTTAAAGAAAAACATATAAATTGCTAAAACCCTACCTAAACCTAGCAATATCAATGGCTTGGAATATTTGGATATACTATAAATAATGGAAAGGGAAAACCAACAAATTCTGAGTTTATTGCAATGGTAGCTGATAAATTAAGGTTAAAAAATAGGGTTTGATAAATCGCTTAGTTGATGGGTTTGTTAGATATCTTATACGGTAAACTTTGTAAAAATCGCTATGGATTTTATTGTTTTATATCAATAAATTTAAAATTAAATTATATAAAAATGCCTTTTATACATTAGATTAAGTGCTAATATTACAGGAGGTGTTTTTATTTTGCCAAAAGTTATAAAAAGATAAAAGAAAATAGTTGATTTAATTGAAGATTTTTTAGGATATTACAGTTATAAAAATTTATCTAATAGAACTATAAAATTATATAATCAAACAAAATACAGTATATGAATATAAATTTTTAAAAATTGAAAAAAAAGCAAAGAACAATTAACTGATGAAAAATTTAAAAAATTAATAAAAGCAATAAATATTAGAAAATTTCATGAATATAGAGACTATATTGTTATTAACTTAATAATGGATATAGGTATGAGGCTAAGTGAAACATTACATTTAAAAATAAACAATGTGGATTTTAGTATAAGAACTATTTTCATTCCAGCAGAAATCAATAAAGGATGTAAAGATAGAGTTGTTTTTTATAGTAACACAATGTCTGGATTATTACATCGTTGGATTAGATTTAAAGACACATATCAAGAAACAGAATTGTTGTTTTCTACACATAGAACCAACACAATATTAAGAAGTTGTGATAGTACTGTTTCTATAACATTTACAGAAGATTTATTTCATTAA